CTGATGCTCAAAACAAACAGATTTATTATGAAAGAGCTTTGCCTGAATTACAACAACAATTTCCTAATATTCAATTTGGCGATAAATTTAGTCCTGAAATTCAAAAACAACTAAAAAGAGAAGCTGATTTTGTAAAATCTAAAATAAATACAGTTTATAGTTTACAAGAAACTGCAAGAGGACTTGAGAGTTATAACAAAATGACTGGTGATTTAGGTGGAAGAGTTGGTGGTATCTATGAAACTCCTAGTTATTCAACTATTGATACGGGAGATAAAATAGTAGGTTTTAATTCAAAAACTGGTAATGTTAAAGATTTAGGTTTAACCAAAATAGATAAAACTCAAAGAGAAGAAATTAAAAAAGAAGAAAAAACAATAAAAGGTGCAAAAAAAATAGATAATTTAGCTCAAAACTTAGCTGAAAACTTTAATAAATTGAAAGAAGTTGGTGGAATACAATCTGCAGGTTCTGGGTTTAATCCTATGGAAATACCTGGTGCTCAATTTGCTTCTAAAGTTCTTAATACTAAAGCTCAATCTTATAGAAATAAAATCAATTCTCAAAAACAAGCCGCTAAATTTGCTATTATGGAAGCAACTGGAATGTCTGCAAAAGCTGTTGATAGTAACCAAGAAGCTAAGGCAATTCTTGATTCTATTGGTAGTGAAGTAGGAGATTATGATTCAGCTATCTTTGCTGTTCAAGAGTTTGCTAATAGATATGGAACTGGTAATTTTAAAGTTGATAGTTTAAATAAAGAAGAAGTTCGTCAGAGCAAACCTTCTGGTCAAATTAAATTTTTAGGATTTGAATAATGCCAATAGCTAAAATACAATTACCAGATGGAAAAGTAGCAAGATTTGAAGTTCCTCAAGGCTCAACCGAGCAAGATGTTATGTCTTATGTTGAAAGTAATCCTAATTTATTTATAGCACAAGAACCTAAAGAAGAGGGTTTTCAAGAAGCAAATCGTAGAAGACTTGGTTCTTTAGCAAAGAGTGTTGGTAATGTGGCTTTAGGACTTCCTACTGGTTTAGGAAATGCTTTTGTTGGTGGAGTTCAAGCCGCAACAGATATTATTGCTCCTGAAAGTAAATTTGCTAGTAATTTAGCTAGAGAAGCACAAAAAAGAAACGAAGAACAATCTAAATTACCAATAACAGAAAGAGTTGGTATTGCAGTAGGAGAAACATTGCCTTTTGCTACTATGGGAACTGGAATGGGACTTGTTAAAGGTGGTGCTTTAGTTGGCGGAGTTTCTAGTGGTTTAGCAATGAAAGAAAAAGCTGGTTTAGAAAATAGGTTAAAAGATACAGCTATTGGAGCTGGAATTGGTGCAGTTGCAACTCCAATAATTGGATACGGATTAAAGGGAATCGGAGCTGGAGCTGGCGTAGTTTCTTCTAAAATTAAAAACCTATTTACCAAAAAATCACCCGATGATAAAGTTTCATCAATGATACGCAAGAATATACCTAAAAAAGATGTAGAAGCAGGTATAAAACAATTAGAAGAAGGAACTGATAATTTAACTGGCTTAGATATTGAGTCTCCTGCTTTTGAGAATATGTTTAAAACAACTCTAACTAAATTTCCCGACTCTAAACAAATTGCCAATGAATTTGCTAGAGGAAGATTAGAAAAAGCTTATGAAAGAATTAATAAAAGTTTAAATAAGGTTTCTTTATCTAAAAGCGGAAGAGAAAATATTGCTAGGTTAAACGAAGAGAGAAAAGTAATTACTGCCCCTTTATATACTGCCTCAGAAGAAGCTAATGTAGCAATTCCTAAATTTAATTATAAAACAGTTAAAACTACTGAACTTCCTAATACTACTAAATTTACTAACCAGACTAAAACTTCTGGCGTTAGAAAAGATATGCAAACTGATTTAGAAAGCACAGAACAGTATATGAAAGGTGGTAAAGCTACTTCTACATATGATGATGAAAAAGGAACTATAACAGAAGGCAATAAGTTTTTACAATCACAAAAAGAAACTGGCTCTTTTACTAGCGGAACGACTAAAGGCGATACAATTACTAAAACTCAAAGTAAAATTATCCAAGAAGGTGATAAAAATATTAAAATAGATAGAGAAATAACTAATTTTAAAGATTTATCTGCTAAAGAAAAACAAATAGCTCAACAATTTGAAAGATTAAAAGGAAATGAGTTATTTGATGTTGCGGAAAATGGAATGAAATCTTTAGGTTTTAAAGCGGAATTAAATACAGCAGATGATTTAGCTAGACTTAAAATTGGTTTAGATGAAAAAATTGCTACAATGAAAAATGCTGATTTAACAAGAAGAGCAACTATTTTTAGAAAAGAAATTGATGGATTAGTTGGAGAGTTAAATCCACAAAGAAAAATTGCTGACGAAATTTATTCTAATTATAGCAAAATAATTAATGCTGGAGAAGAAGGTTTAAAATTTAACTCTATTCCTAAAACAGAAGTAGAATTATATCTTAAATCATTAAACCCAAAACAATTAGAAGCTTATCTTGCTAGTGCTAAAGAAGCACTTTTAGAAGAAGTAGAGAAAAATATTAAGACTTTTGGAAAAAATAAGCCAGCAGAAGCTATTTTTAATACTGATTATTATAAAGCAAAAATTAAAACACTATTTGGAGAAGATAAAGCTGGTTATAATGCTTTCAAAAAAGAAATAATTAATGAAATAAACTATAATAAAACTCTTGAAAAATATGGTTTAACAAATGCACAAGTCATGACAGAAGATAATATTTTACCTAATATAGCTGGAAGGCTATTGTCTGCTGGAACTGGAGGCGGAACAACTGGTTTAAAATTTGAATTAGGAAGAATTATAGAAAGATTAGCATTAAGAAGATATGGATTAAATAAAAATAATGCTGACGCTTTAATTAAAGCTATGACTAATAAAGAAAGTAGTTTAAAAGCATTAAAAACAGCTTATAATAAAATTAGTGATAAAGAACAAAAAGAATTAGCAAAACAATTTATACAGGATATTTCTCCTGCAATAACAGCAACAATTATAGATTAATATGCCTAGATTAACAAACGGACTCGAACAAGTATTAACTAACTTAGGAATTGTAGGAAGTGGTTATAAACTTTTCTTTTTTGAGACAGGAACAACCACTTTAAAAACAACTTATTCTGATGAAACTTTAACAATAGCAAATACAAATCCTATTGTTTTAAATTCTGCTGGAAGACCAAGTGTTGATGTTTGGGGTTCTGACCCTTCTTTATACAGAATGATTTTAGGAACACCTAACAGCGTTGTTGAAAATATTACAACTATTGTTGATGTTGATCCAGTAGATAATTATCAAATAGACAATGTTTCTGGCTTAACTCCTATTCCAACTGCATATTGGGGAATAACAGCAGGAATTTCAACTGCCTATACTTTAGAAGAGCCATTGGTTGATATTTCTAGCTATAGTAATGAGCAAACTTTTTTTATAGATTTTCATATTGCCTGTGGAAATAATCCAACATTAAAAATTAAAGATTTACCAGCTTTAAATTTAAAAAAATCTACTGGTCAGGGAACAACAATTAATTTAGTTAGTAATGATATTTTAGTTGGCAGATATTTATGTTATAATAATGGTTCTGATATTATTGTTTTAAATCCAGAAAAGCCTTTTTTTAGTGGAGAAAATATTTTTGAATCTACAACTCAAGTAAAAGGGGTTTCTCTTTTACCCCAACCAATAACCATTGCAAACAATGGAACTGATGCCGACCACGACTTAGATTTTGGAGCAGGTAATTTTCAATTTGACGATGGAAGCGGTGTTGCTAGGTTAACAGCTTTAACTAAACGCTTTGATGCAACTTGGGTGGCTGGCAATAATAATGGTGGTTTAGACACAGGCTCTTTAGCAAATAATACTCCTTATTACATTTATGCTATTTATAACCCAACAACTTTAGTTAGCGATGTTTTGGCTACTGCTACATTTAACTCTCCTACATTACCTAGTGGATTTACTAAGAAAAAATTAATAGGTGATTTTTTTACAAATGGAAGTGCTAATATTAGAAGTGGAGTTTGGACTGTATCTCTTAGTAAATGTAGATTTGATTACAATTCAAGAATACAAGATGTATCATTAACAAATCCATCAACAGGAGAAACAACGCATACTTTATCAATTCCTTTAAATTGTTTTGCAAATGTTATAGCTGCTGGAAATACTGGAACTAGCGGAGTAGATAATATTAGATTTAATTTTGGTTCAAATTCTGAAAATTTAACAATTTTTAATACAACTGATGATGTAATGGTGCAATCAGTAGGAGATGCTTGCAGAAATATGAGATTACCTAAAATATTTTATGCTCCAAGCAGATTAGTTAAAATTAATGTTTTAAATTCTGCTAATGCAAGAAATTTAAATATAATAACTTCGGGTTGGGAAAGAATAATTTATTAAAAATAATGAAAACATACATTAAAAATAAAAATACAAGCAATATTATTGAGTTTAGTCAACCTTATCATTTACTTTCAGGTAATTATACTCAAGAACCTTTTGCATTATGCACTCAAGCAGAAATAGACGCTTACGAGTTAGAAAAAGCTAAAGACGCTAAGATTGCTCAATGTATAAATTATTTACAGCAAACCGATTGGCAAGTAATTAGATTATGCGACCCCACTTCTGACGAGCCTTTAAAAGAAGGTGTTGCAGAAAATAGAGCTTTAGCAAGAAGTTTGCAAGATGAAATTAAAGCTTGTGAGACTTTAGAAGAATTAAACAATATTAACATTAATTTTGAATAAAAATGGCTATTAGTGGCACTAATACATTTACGCTTACTAAAAATGAAGTAATAGAAATGGCTTTTGCTAGATTAGGAGTTATTTCTGAAGGGGCTACTATTACTTCTTATCAAGTTGACCGAGGTTCACAACTTCTTAATACTATGATTAAATCTTGGCTTGCTAAAGGTTTTAGACTTTGGAAACAAGAAAGAGCTACTTTATTTTTAGAAGCGTCTACAAATGAATATATTTTAGGAACCGCAAATGCAACAACAAGCTATGTCAATCCAACTTTAAGTGCTGATGCAAGTAGTGGCGCAACATCAATTAGTGTTTCTAGTGCAACAGGACTTGTTATTGGATATAATATTGGTATTGTTCAAGATAACAATACTATTTTATGGACAACAATTACTAACATAGTTTCTACAACAATTACTCTAAACAACGCTTTGACATCTGATGCGAGTAGCGGCAATAATGTTTTTGTATATCAAACTAAATTAGATAGAATTGAGAATATTATTAATGCTCAGTTAAAAATGAATCCAACAACTGAGATTCCTTTACAACTTAATTCTCGTGATACTTATGATGCTTTGCCAGTTAAAACCTTAACAGGAATACCCAATAAATTATATTTTAACAAACAATTAAGTCAAAATATAATTAGATTATTTCCTTCTCCATCAAGCGTAAATTACTTTGTTAATTTTACATATCAAAAACAATTTTATGATATGACAAATCCAACGGATAATTTTGATTTTCCTGTTGAATGGTTAAGAGCTTTATATCTTAATTTAGCAACTACTCTTTATGGATTTTATCCAATTTCTGATGCAACTCAAATTCAATTATTAGCAGCGGAAGCTCAAAATGCTTTAATGGAAGTCATGTCTTTTGATGATGAAAATACTTCTATTTATTTTGAACCAGCAACAGATACCAATAGAGGAGGATATGCTTAATGGCTGAATTTGAACCTCTTTACTTAACTCATACATCTTATCCTTCTAAAAGTAGAATAATGTCTTCGCAGAAGCTTTATAATATGTATCCTGAATTGCCAGTTGAGAGTTCGCCTTTTAAAATAGCAACTCTTTTTAATATTCCCGGTCTTTCTGAGTGGTTAGAGATAGAAGGAAATTATAATCCGTATTATGGCGGAATTGTAATGAATGGTTTCTTATATGTTGTTTTTGGAGTTAAGGTTTACAAAATTGATACAAATTTAAATGTAGAAGAAATTGGAGAGCTAACTACTTCACCTGCCAAAGTAACTATGGTTGAAAATGGTATTCAAGTTTCAATTCTTACAAATTCTGGGATTGTTTTTTATTATGATGCAGTTACTGATACTTTTGGACAAGTTACTATACCAGATGTTCCAAATGCTAGCGGAATTGCAACCTTAGATGGATATACAATAGTTTCTAAAGCTGAAACAGGTAGATTTTATATCTCTGAATTAAGAGATACTACATCTTGGTCTGCTTTAAATTTTGCTACTGCTGAAGCTCTTTCTGATAATATTGTAGCAATTGCAGTTTATCAAGAGCAGTTATTTTTATTAGGTGAAAAATCTATTGAAATTTGGTATAACTCTGGCGTTACTTCTCAACCATTTAGACCAGTAAATCAAACATTTATTCAAATGGGTTGTATTAGTAAAACAGCTCTATGTACAAGTGTTTCTGGTTTATTTTGGGTATCAGATAATAAAAGTATATTTAGAACATCAGCATATCAACCTCAAAAAATATCTACCTTAGGAATAGATTATCAAATGTCTATTCTTGATAATCCTCAAGATGTTAGAGTTTTTGCTTATATTCAAGAAGGGCATGAATTTATAGTTTTTACATTTATTTCTGATGAACTTACTCTAGTTTATGATGTTTCAACTGAAACTTGGCATAATAGAGGGTCTTTAAATTATGATAAACAAACTTATTGGGGTTGCACAGATGCAATTAGTTTTGCTAATAAAATTATAGTTCCTTCAATTCTAAATGGAAAATTATTTTATTTAGATACTACAAAATTTACTGAAAATGGAAATACTTTAACTTCTGAATTTGTTTCAGCTACTTTATTTTTTAATTTTAATCGCTTTACAATTAACCAATTAGTTTTGGTTTTGGAAAATGGTGTTGGACTTTCAAATGGAGATAATCCCTTAATAGAAATGTTTGTTTCAACTGATGGTGGAAAAACTTTTAATAATGCAAGAGCAACCAG